GGAAGGACGTATATCTGTGAGGCGTGCGGAAAACCTTACGTCCTCAACAGTGGGATGCAAAAATATTGCCCGGACTGCATGGAGGAGCAACGCAAAAAAGATGTCCTCGCAAAGGTGAATGACTACATGCGTGCCAATAAAGGCAAGTATCCCAAATACCCGCGTATGAGAGTATGTGTGATCTGCGGTAAGATACTCGAGCCGGGGACGCGCGAGATTACATGCAGCCCGGAATGTGCGGAAAAAAGAGCGTTGCAACAATACGACGCGTCAATGGGTAATCCTGATCCGGACTATCACCCGACAAAGGGCGCCGGGCATCCGCAAAAATCCAGACGCCAGATGACTGAGCTCTCGACGTCAGGAGCGACCGATCAGTTAGTGCAACCCCACAAAGCAGTCTGTTGCAAATTGCCCGTAGATGCGGCTAGGTCGTTTGCGAATGCGGCTCTTGTTAATGGGATGTCCGCATCACAACTCTTGCAGCAGCTGGTCCGCGACTACATGGCAAACAAAGACATAGCGGCGTTGGCGGCCGCGGCTGAAAAATTACCGAAGCACGCGCGCCGAGATGTAAAAAAAACTTGTCAAAAGTGCGGTATCGAATTTATGGGAGATCGCATTGCAAAATACTGCCCCGCATGCAAGATAGCGGTCCAGCGCCAGCAGACGTTGGAATACTCAAGACGCATGCGCCCGAAGGCCAGCCGCCATATAGGCGAGGTCTATCCGTGCAAGCGCTGCGGCAATGATTATGTGCTAGAGACTCCTAGTCAGCAGTATTGCCGTAAGTGTGCCAAGATTGCGTATAGAGAGTACGCAGCCAATGCATATCAAAATAAGCGCGCCCGCGAAGCACAAAAAAAAGAAGCAACGCCGGAGCAAGAGCCGCAAAAGACAGATCAGTGATAAGCCGCCCCATGTGTGGCGGCTTATTCACACAGAAAAAGAGCCACCCCAGCCGAATGGGTGGCTCTTTTCCCCTCCTGGGGCGTGATCTCAGTCAGCCTGGTTCCGACGGTCACACTCTCCAAAGCGATGACTTTTATTCGCACCGTTATTATATCACATCACCCCGGCCTATTGTAGTGGTATTTCTCAATTTTCGTACAATTTTTCCATCATTTTTGCGTAGGGGCATCTCTCCCCGTAGTCGTACCTCTCGCAGTGGTCCAGCGCCCACGTTCGGCGGGCTCCGGCAGAGTCAAATCGGATCAGGCAGGCCTCCCCCGCGAACCCCTCACAGGAGATAGACTTGGTCGATTCCCGCAGGTAAAACGGGCAGATCGCGTTGGCGCTCCCCGTCGTGTTGATGGGCATGGAGGCCTCCTTCCGTCGCTGTTACAGTTGATACCAGCAGTCCCCTTCGGACGCTTCTTCATGTGCCGTCAGGATCATCATCGCATCGAGCGCTTTCTTCAGGCCGCACTTTTTGACTTCGCGGCCTTTTTTGCTGCACATCATGCACTCGTGCCGGTAGACTGATTCGACCAGCGTGTACAGGTCTTGGCAGTTGACGATGGTTTCGTCCTTCGTTCGCGGGGCCTTGGATATCCCCGCCGGATGCACTTCGCAGCGCATGACCTGCGCGGTTTTTACGAATCTATCGGCCTGATCCGGCGTGAGCTGCTTGATGCAGTCCTCAAACAGGCTGCGCGCCGCCCATTGGATGATCCCGAGGCGCTGCTTGCTGTTGCGGATGGTGTCCAGCCTCGGCCCCAGCACGCCCTTTGCCACATCGGGGAACTCCCCTATGGCAAAGATCGTCTGGAGGCTCTGCTGCTCCATCCAGTTCAGCGGTCTTCCCGCAGCCGCAGGAGCCTGCTCTCGCAGCTTTTGCGCCATCTCGGCGTACTTCTTCTTGTTGGCTTTGGATTCTTTGCTGCTGATGTCCTTTGTGTGTCCCATTCTCTATTTCTCCTCGTTGATCCTGTCTATCAGTCTCTTGTAGACACGCTCAATGCATTCTTCCGCTTCTGGATTTTCGTATATGTTAGCACGATATAATATCGTTACACCCTTCACGCCGTCAATGTCCGCGACGATCTCCATCTCCGCGCCGCCTACCCCGCGCCGAAGCTGAATGCTGCGGATGTATCGGCTGTTGTAAGCGCGCTTGCCGTCGTATGTGCTGATCATCATGGCCGTTCGTCCTCCTTATGGTTTAACGCCTACAGAAACAGGGAACTCAGTATGAAAATGCAGCTCGTAATGGTACGGGTCGGCGTGTGTGCCAGTGATATCCTCAACAACATACATCGTATAATCGTTGAGATAAATGTAATTCTTCTTGTAGGTACTAGGCCCAGTCTTAACCGTGACAACCAGCTCATTAGTACTATTGTTGGAGATGTCCATGTAACCTTCGGCATACAAGATAACCAGATCGGTACGGGCATTATATACGGTGATACGCCGCTCAGATTCAAAATACGACGCTTGCTTGGACATATTGTAGTTGACCTTATCGGCTTCGGTGCATCCCGTTAGCACCATCACAAGGCACACGGCCAACGCCGCAATCAGTTTCTTTTTCATTTTTCGTCCTCCCTTACTTCTTTGTTCTCCCCAAACATCGCGCCGATCTGCTCAGCAAGCTCCACCGCCCGCAACGCCGCGAACAGGTGCTGGCGCGTCTCGTCCAGCCGTACCAGTGCTCCATCGTCATGCCTCTCCTGTGCGTGGCGGGTGTTGGTCTCATTTGTGCGGATCAGCCGCTGAAGAAACTCAATCGTCGTCATTGGTTTCTCCCTCCCAAAATCCTGCCCCGTCGTTGCTAAAATCCGCACCTACAATCCCGCCGTGCTTTGTCAGCACCTCGTCCACCAGTTTGACCGGCACAAAACCGTACACTGTGCCGCGGAGGTCTCTTTTTTCATCGGCGTAGTCTCGCAACTCTTCGTCCGCCGCTGTCGGGTAGCCCAGTTCGACCTTGCTGTACCATCCTGTGTCAAGCTGCGGCTCGCTGTTCCACCTATTCCCCGCCTGCACCGACACCGTATACCCATCTGCGCACCTCACGCGCGGACGGACGATCTGCATGCCATTACGCTGCTTTCGATATTTTTGCAAAAATTCATTGATTGTCATGCTGCTCCTTCCTTGCCGCGTCGCTCTCCTTGAGCATCTGCGGCAACACTGCCTCTGCATAAGCGCACGCTGCCATATACTGCGCTTCATAGATCTTGCCGCCATGCACATCCTTGACGCGTGCCTTAAAGTCATTCATCCCGCCAAACCAGCACCCAGCGCGGACAAACATTGCTCCATCCCTATCGATGTAAAAGTAGGCCGTCCGATGCTCACTGCCGATATTACCGATCTGCACATACAGACCATCCTGCACACGCCCCGCTTCAAGCGTTGCACGCGCGTCAATGTACTCGCCCAGCTTGCACTCGTTGCCCAGCTCGCACCCGTAGCCCAGATCGCACCAGCTGCCCAGATCGCAGCATTCGCCTAGATCGCACCAGTTGCCTAGATCGCAGCATTCGCCCAGCACGCACTCGTCGCCCAGCACGCAGCCACTGCCGAGTGTGCAGCTGTCACCCAGCTTGCACTCGTAGCCCAGCACGCACCCGTCGCCCAGCACGCACCCGTAGCCCAGCTTGCACCCGTAGCCCAGATCGCATCTGTTGCCCAGCTTGCATCCGTCGCCAAAGACCACCTTGTCCGCCACACCAAAGTCAATCTCGGTGCAGTCAGTGCAGTCCGGGATGACCAGGTATCCATCCTCGTTGCGCTTCAGCTCGTCAAACTCCGCTTGTGTCATCTTACGCATTTTTGTCCTCCATCTTCGCTCCGCAGCGCGGGCAGTATGGTGTCTGTGTCCCCTGCTCCATCAGATAATCGCACTTGCTACACTTGACGATCTTGTAATCGTCAGACAGGTCGATCATCCTCCACGTGCCCCTGCGCACCGGCTCCACGTCGGCGGGCAGAATGCTGTCAATCGCCTTGATCGCATCGTCATACCCGTCCATGTACCCCTGCTTATAAAACCCACCTATGTACCCCTGCCTGTAAAACACGCTGTCGAGGTCGCGGTCGTGCTCCTTTTCGGCACGTCGCTTGGTCAGCTCCCGCAGCAGCTCGTCGCGGTCGATGGTGTCAGTCATGCGTGGTCGCCTCCTCTCCGTACAACCGCAGCCTCCAACAGACCTCGGTGTACTCTCGGCTAAGATCCAGCAGGTACTTGATGATATTGTCGATGGTGTCTACCGCCACGCTTTTCCCAACGCCCATCGCAGCTATCGCCATATTATTGTCATCCATAACAGCCTTGCGGAGGTTGAGCAACCGCCCGATCTCTAACGCCATGTCGCGTGTCTCCATGGGCTTATACATCTTCTTCGCCCTCCGTCACTCTTTTCGCCAGCGCGCAAACACCGTTGATATACCCAAGTATTGCCTGCGTCTTAAGCTCATTCAGTCGCATCATCTCAGCCGCATTGACTCCTGCGAGCACTTTATGGGACGTTGTTATTTCTTCGATCAGCTCCACCGCCGCCTTGCGGATATCGTCTGCCGTAATGTTGTTGCTCATCTTCACTCCTCCTCGATGATCAAAATCTCCACTCTCGGGCGTTCCCGATCCACGTCAAACTCGTCGGAAAATCCGCTGATGTACCTCCATCCGTCGCCGCCGAGCACGCCGTTTTCGACGAGCGCATCCTGCACAAACTTGTGTGCAAAGGCGATGTTGTCCATGTCTCTTCGGCGGTTCGGCTCGATCCATTTGTACTCCAAACGCACCCTTTTTCCGACCTGCAAGCCCTTGAGTTGGGCACGAATATACCAGCCGATCAGCTCCTGCGTGTCCCGTTTGAGCCGTGCGGCAGCCCTCGCGCCGGAGATCTTTCGCTCCGTGTCACTGTACTCGTTCAGGCCCGGCAGCGTGCCCTCGATGACGAGCTTATACTCCATCTCGCGCCGCCTCCCATTCATCCACTGCAGCGGGCGAGAAAAGCCCCTTCCTGCGCCATTCGACCATCACCCTTGTCGAGTATCCAACGATGCTCTTCGCGCCGTATGTGACCGCTCTGGAGACCGCCAGGAGCACCATCTCCGGGGACATACCCCCGTCCGATCCCGTATTCGCCACGAGAGCGTCCAGTTCCACCGGATTCGCCTCGCGCCCCGTCAGGCGCAGAAAGCCATCGGAGATCGTCTCCCGCACCTGATCCTCAAAGTTATCCACAGGCAGCGGTGCCGCCTCGCGCGCGCAGACAGCTAGGGTGGTAGGGTCGTCATTAAGGTCATCTATGGTACGGTTAGGTACGGTACGCGCATTACTTGCGTTACATGTAACGCCGTTGTAATGCGTTACATCTGCATTACATTCATGCGTTACATCCGCGTTACAGTTCTCTGATTCCGTTCGTTTTTTTGCGTTACGGTAACGCTTGACGCGCTCCGCATTTTGCTTGCGCTTCTCCTCGCGTTTGTCGCGCAGCATCATGACGTGTTCGTCCCAATCGTGGATCATGTAATGCTCGTCCGGCAGCTCGTCCAGCAGCCGGTTCGCGACCAGTGCCTCCAGCAGCGCGGAGGCCTTGCCTTTGTACTGCATGATGACATCCAGCCGATCCGCATCCAGATCATTCAGCACGCCGTCCTCCCGGTTGCCCAGCGCCCAGACCCAGAGCCGGACGAGCTTGCCCACGAGGGCATCGCTGTCCAGCTTCAGAGCCTTGGCGGCGCGTAGGACCTTGGGATGATCCGGCAGGGTATCATGCACCTCGATCCATGCCATATGTTACATCTCCATCTTCTGCTGCTCGGCTTCCTGTGCCTCTGCCTGTTCGCGGTCCAGTTCTGCCACGATGGCGGCATCCTCATCAGAAACCACGAATTCAGGCGTGATGTCCATGGGTGCTTCCATATCATCGATCTTCCCGGTGGCAAGTGCTTCCGCTGCCGCCATGGTGCGTGCGTCCGCTTTCATCTGATAATCGATGGAGAGGATGCCCCACTTCCCAATCAGTCTGCGCAGCACGGTTTTCGCAGCCATTGCATCAAAATCGGTGCGCCAGCCCTTTCCCATATACTTGCTTTTGCGGTTCTTCTCCTCGTGCTTGACGATCTGCTTCCGGCTCATGTAGATGGTCTTTTCCATCCCATTTGTCAGGCGATAATATCCGCACCAGCCAATAATCGGGAGTGCATCTCGTTCGTCCTCATCTTCAACAAATTCCAGCTCTACGTCCTCCGTCAGGCGGTTGTAGCTCACCAGCTCGCCCTCTCGTACATCGACCACGTTGATCTTCTCGTATGCGCCGGTACGCATCGCCAGCTGCAGCAGTCCGCGATAACCAATCACGAACGATGCCTCCATCACATAGGAGCCGTCATCTTTCAGATTGTTAAAAGGCACGATGTAAGCATATCCAAGCGCCGGGTCAATCGGCAGGTCAAAGGTCGCGGCCTTGAGCGCGCTCTGGATCACTGTAATTGGCGCATTCATGAACGCCTTCTGCAGCTTTTTGTCTCCGTTGACCATGCTGACGATAGAGGAAACGAACTGCGGTGCGCGCTTGCCCAGCAGCTCGTCGAAGCGCTTGCGGTAGCCTTCGCGGTCGAGCAGGGAGTTGAGCATCACGCCCACAGAGGCGGTCGCGGGAGCGGAAGCAGCGGCGCGCTGCTGAACGGCAGCAGAAATCTTAGTCATGGTCATTTGCCCTCCTTAACGGTGAATCTGGTGCTGGTGGTGATAGTGTAGTACGGCGCTAGGTCTGCGCCGGGGAAGTCTTTCTTATATTTTTCGGGATCGAAGGTCTTTTTGCTGGCAGGCACGTTGTCCACCTTGATCTTGCCGCTCACGCCGTGCCGCGCGCCCATCAGGGACAGTATGATGGACTGCTTCCACTTTTCCTGCTCCTTTTTCAGGGCTTTGATCTGCCCGTCGATGTTGAGCCAGTTTTGCAGTGCCGGAGATGCACCAAGGTCAATGGTATCTTCTCTGCTTCCTGCGCTTGCAGCGGCCTTCACGGCTTCCGTGGTGGCCTTTTTGCCGTCCACGGCTGGCGGAGTATTGGTCAGGATGTGATCCTGCCAGAACGCCTTCTCTGCGCCCATCAGCGCGTCAATCTCGCCCTGATCGACGTACACACTGCCCTCGCACCACTGCGGGGTCTCGTCCACCTCGTATCGCGTCATTTGGTAGATGTGGAGGCCTTCTCCCAGCACCAGTACCGCCAGATACCAGCGGTCGTACTCCATGATCGCCATGTAATGCACGCACTGGCAGTAAAAGCGATCCGGAAAGCTGCCGTTTTTGTAGGTCTTGACGTTCCAGGCGCTGGTGGTCTTGCACTCCAGTCCGCACTTGCTGTGGCCGACGATCCTGCGGTCGATGTTGGCAAGGCTGTAGGGATATTTGTCGTTGGCGTAGATCGCGTTGGCGCGCTGCACCTTGAAGCCGGAGGCCTCCGTAAAGCGCTTGGCCACATAATCTTCGAGGTCGCGCCCGATGCGCATCGGCTCGGTGTCCGGCTTGGGCGGGAGGATGCCCTTTTTGTCCGCGTAGATCGACCAAGGGGTCGAGTAGTCGTTCATGCCAACCAGCGCAGCCGCGTCGCTGCCGCCGATGCCCTTGCGGCGCTGTTCCAGCCATTCTTCGCGGCTCATGTCCGCCGTGCTCACAAAAACGTAGGTGCTCATCTATGAATCCTCCTCACATAATCGTTGCCCGTCAAAAAATCATGCCAGCCGAAGCACTCGCACCAGCCGCCCCTGACCGCCCTTGCCCGGAAATAGAATGGACGAATCTCAATGACCTCCATCTCTACCCATCCCGCGCCGCCGACGTGGCTGCTCAGCTTGCGCGTCAGGCGCTGCCCGACCTGCACGTTGGCCTGCGTGCGGAAGCGCTCAACGCCCTTGTCGCAGACCTGCGGATCGTTCGCCTCCAGCGCCCTTCGTGCCCATCCGGCGTTGTGGCTGGTGACATAATCGATTGCCACCTCACTGCGCGCCACACCCAGCGCCTTGCACAGCTTGTCCATCGTCTTGGGAGTTGCCAGCCGTATCTCCGTCTCGTACTCCACGATGGTGTGTTCCGATACGCCGGAGGCCTTCGCCAGTTCCTTCCGCGAGTATCCGCATTCCGCGCGGATCACCGACAATCTTCTTGTGTTTCCTCTGTCCATGTGTTATACTCTCCTTGGTGGTGTGGAGTTTTTGTTGTTCTCCGCATTGTGTGTGCTGACCGCTGGGTTCTTCCCAGCGGTCCTTTTTTTATCTCACGATCCTGCCGTGCCGCTTTGCCACCTTGCGGTAGCTCATGCGCTTGCGCTCGACGGTCGCGTCGATCTTCTCCTGACCCCATGTGGCCATGCGGTCAATCGCCAGCATCAGGATGCCGATGATCCCTACGATCATCACAAACGCGCAGATCAGTCTCCCCATCTGCAGATACAGCTCACTCAGTCCCATTTTTCGATGTCCTCCTTCTTTGCCGGAAACAGTTCCAGCGGATTTTTGCATCCCAGCCACCTGCAGATCGCCGCGACTTCCCACCATGTAAAAGCCCGCTCTCCATGCAGTTTGCGCCACAGCGCCGAGCGCGAGATGCCCAGCGCATCGGCTAGCTGGGATCGTTTTACCTTCTTCGCCTCCAGCGCGTAGAGCAGCGGCTTGAAGCTGTGAACCTGCATCACTTATCCCTCCGATCCATCACCGCGTTGAAGAGCTGCCCCTGCACCATGTAGGCGTAAAACGGCAGGACGTGGATGCAGCTGCTGCCACGCTTCACGCCCCGGTTGTTTCCAAAGGCAAAGGGGCAGCTCCCCTCGTAGATCGTGTTCAGCAGCCATTCGGTGTCCTTGCCAAGGTATCTGGCCACCTGCTTCGGCAGCAGGATGCCGTCGGTGCTCTGGTTCTCCACCAGATCGTACAGCTCATCGTACTTTTCCAGCACGATCTTCGGCACGATCAGCTTTCCCTCTTCCATGGCTCATCCCTCCTTTCCAGCCGATTCTGGCTGCGCCTCCTGCGGCGGCATGGTCAGCGACGCGCTCATGCCCTCGGCATAGCCGAGGAAGTACGCCCTGTCCACCTCCGACAGCTTCTTCATGAGCTTGTCCATCTCTCGCAGCATCTGCTTCTCTTTTTCCGACATCTCTATCCCTCCTGTTGATTTTTGTAAACGTTGATGTTAGACTGTGGATAACAATCTTTAATAAGGTAGGCGATTCTTTCATGGACTCAGGAAAATTTCTGCTCATCCTGTTTGCAGGTCTTATCCTGTACGGGCTATTCCGGCTCTCCGTCCATCTCTGGAACTCCTTCGTTGACTGGCTTGCGGACACCGCATGGCCACGCATCAAGGACTGGTTCAGGGAGCTAGGTGATTCCATCAGACACCGAGAACCTTTGTCTGATTCGGCGAAGGTAGCCATCATATTCGCCGCTTTGATGGTCACTGCGGTAGCTCTTCTTTGGTGAATCTCCGCAATGGAGTCTTCCGTCGAAGAATCTTTCCCAGCCGCAAACACCACCGTTCCCTCCGTGAGTTTCATCAGGGCCAACCCACACACCACGGCTTACGTTGAATCTCCGCAACCGACACCGTTTCAGTATTACTTCTCTACTCGATCCGCTGCGCCAACTCGTGTGCCAACCGTCAAGCCGACACGGACGCCAACGCCGACACCGACGCGCGTAGTTTACACGCCAACGCCATCGGCAGAGGATGCAGAGATCATCGTCTACGTCACGGAGTATGGAAGCAAATACCATCGGAGGAGCTGCGGCTCTCTGTGGAACAGCTGCTATGAGATCACGCTCAGCAAGGCGATTGCGAACGGCTACACGCCTTGCAAAAAGTGCAACCCACCGAAGTGAGCAGTTGCTCTGTATCACAAATACATAATACCATGCTATTATCGTATTGTCAATGCATTTGAGCAAATTTTTATGTGTTTTTTGTATTGACAATACGATAAAAAAGTGCTACACTCTTTATCAAAGGAGGTGATCTAATGAACGACCGCATCCGAATCCTGCGAAAAGCTCTGAACCTATCGCAAGACGAATTTGCGGGCAGGCTAGGGTTGACACGCGGGGCGATTACAAATATTGAACTGCATAAGACCGCGCCAAAGCCGCTGCTGGTTGACTTGATATGTAATACATACGGAGTCAGTGAACAATGGCTGCGCACCGGCGAGGGGGAGATGTTCCTCCCGCAAACGCGCAACGAGGAGCTGGCCGTGTTCTTCGGCACGATCCTCAAGGACACCGACGAAAGCTACAAAAAACGTCTGCTGTACGCTCTGAGCAAGCTGGACGAATCCCAATGGCAAGTCCTGATTGACTTGGAAAAACTAATGGCAGGCGAGGAATAACCTCACCTGCCATTGGTTTTAATCCGGCGCATTCAGCAACGTCTGCAAGAACAGCAATACGATTCGGAGTTGTTCGTCGGTCAGTTTGTTCAGCATCTCGATGGTGATCCCCAACATGTTTGCCTCCTATATATCCATGCGCTGACGCATCATAGTCCGGTAAAATCCGCCGCGCCTGTTGCGGCGGCGCGGCGGTCGGCGGCTCATGGCTCAAGGGGGTTACAGGAGGAAGCCCGCCGTCAAGAACAGCGTACACCCAGCGGATGCGGAAATCCATATCGGGTTACCGCATCCGCATTCATGATGCTGGACATGGGCTGAATTTCGCCTGAATTTGTCATTTCCCGCGCACACAGAAAGGAGGAATGGCTATCACCACCACCATCGAAAAAGCTCTGGATATGCTGTCTAAGCTGTATACGGATAACGCATACACGCTCGATCAGATCTCCGAGCAGAGCGGCGTTGGCCGCACCACCGTTTACAACTACTGCAACAAGCGCGTCAAATCTCCCTCTATCGACACGATGGAGCGCATCGCATCCGTCTACGGCTATTCCGTTTCCGAACTTCTGGCGCTCGACGGCACGCCGCTCGATCCAGAAACGCAGGAGGAGATCAACACGCTGGAGCAGCAGCTCGCCGATGAGCGCGACGTTGCCCAGAGCATGGAGATCGACTTCAAACGCCGGATGCGCGAACTGCGAAGGGAGAACGAGGAAATGTCCGGCAAACTCTCCGAAATCGACGCTCGTCTCGACATCGCCATACGGGAATTCCAGACGGCCTCACGGGATAAGCGCGTGCTGTTCGTTTGCTTTGTTCTTGTTATCGTCCTTCTCATCATCGTCATGGTTTACGCGGGCTTTGCCTACTTCGCGTTTGATATGGCGGACAGCACCAAAGGCATTTATCGAGGGTAAAAAAAAGTTCCCCTCAGACCCGCAACGTCTGAGGGGAGTTACCTTGTAGCGCACGCATCCTGACCACCGGAAAGGTCATGCCATGCATCTATATTGTAGCGCATTTTTCGACAAAAAGAAAGGGGAATTTTCATGCCACGGCCAAAAAAAGCCAAGCCCAACCGCAACGACGGGCGATACGAAGTCAAAATCACCGTCGGGACCGACATCCACGGCAAGCCAATCCGCAAATCCTTTTACTCTGATGTCTCAAAGGCCGACGCGGTGCGTCAGGCGGAAGAGTACAAGATTCAATCCGAGTCTGCATTGCGATCCGCCGCCGAGATCATCGACGACGATGTAACCTTCAGAGAGTGGGCGCAGGAATGGCTGAAAACCTACATCCAGCCTCATGTGGACGAAAACACCTATCAGTTCACCTACGAGAACACCATACGGAATCACCTCTCGCCTGCGCTCGGAAGGCTGAAGCTCATCAACATCAAGCCCATCAACATCCAGAAATTCTACGCGGCGAAGACGGATTATTCCGTATCCATGCTCAAAAAGATGCATATGTGCCTGATGGGCATCTTCGACACCGCCGTGGACAATGGTATCCTGCGGGCAAATCCCGCCAAACACATCAACTTCTCCAGCGATGCAGAGGAGCATGAGAAGCATGCCCTACCGGACGATCAGATTGCCTTCTTGGAGCAGTTCGCCCTGCAGGAGAATATGCCGGAGATCGCGCTGCTGCTGGAAACCGGGATGCGGCGCGGTGAGATGCTCGGTTTGATGTGGAGCGACATCAATCTGTCGGAGGGAACCTATTCCGTGAACCGATCCCTCGCGGATGTGCGCGGAAAGGGCGTGGTGATCCGTCCGCCGAAGAAGGACTCCTACCGCACCAATCCTCTCTCAGAGGCCGCCAGCGCCATTCTCAGAGGCGTTCCGCGCGAGGGGTTGTACTTATTCCCCAACAAACTGGGGAATCTCCAGAGCCCAAATGCGTGGTCAAAGAGGATGGCTTCCTTCATGCGGCGCGCCTGCAAGCTACGCCCGGACATTCCGATGGTCACTGCGCACGAACTCCGCCATACCTACGGAACCAAACTCCGCCGAGACGGCGTTGATATTTACACCATCGCCAAAGTTCTGGGCCACAGAGACATCAATGTTACAGCCAACGTATACGTCAAGGAAGATGTAAAAATGTTGCGTGAAGCCCTCGGAATCGCTTCCTCAAAAACCGAAAACTCGGTACAAGTGTCGTCAAAGTGTCGTCAAGTTATACCTTCATAACGAACACAAAAAATCCCTTAACTCAAGTTTTTGCCTGAATCAAGGGATTTTTCGATGGTGCGAGAAACAGGACTTGAACCTGCATGAAGGGATCTTCACTAGTACCTGAAACTTATCTGCTGACTTTAAGAAATGCCGAAAAAGTCGATAATTCAGGCATTTCGTGCGCTACACAGCAGGTGTAACAAGCTGTAAAAGGGTGTAAAATGTCGTCAAACTGTCGTCAAAACGCAGAAAGCACAAATGTTGTATGCCCTTATCGGCTCTTCTGGTACGCTTCGTGAGTCTTCACAACATCTTTCATGCGCTCGTCCTGACAAGCTCTGATCCATTCCATGAGCATCCGCGCCTCCTCGGAGGACGGGTGCTCCTTTTTTTGCTGCATCGCCAGTCCCTGCAGGACCTGCGCGTGCTGCAGCTCGTCAGATGAAAGTTTGATGTATGCCTGCGCCATGCCGGGGTTCTTCTCGCGGAAGTGCATCGCGTCCTTGGCATAGTCCCGCGCATCGTTGATCTCTTCGTCGATCTGCTCGTAGAGCATCGTCAACTCGTCCATCATACCTTAACCACTCCAATCGCCATGTTGGTGATCGTCGGCTCAGTCGTACCGGCAACCACAACGGTGAGACGCGCATTGCCGCAGCATCTCACGCGCACGATGGGAGCGAACGACAGATTGACGTATTCGGTGCCTGCTGTCGCAACGGTCTCCGTTGCGGTCGCTCCCGGCACGGCGACGCCGTCCTGCTGGATGCCAAGCGCCACGTTTCCGACGGTCGCTGCCGTCGCGGTCGCGGTCATCGTCACAAGATAATCTCCCGGCTCAAGCAGCACGATGCTCTCGCCCTCGGCGCTGATGCACTTGCCGTACCGCCGGATGACGCTGCCCACAGGGACGGTGCTGCCGATCGGCGCGGCGGCGCCCGTGGTGTTTACCGTATAGATCAGACTCTTTGCCATGATTCTTCTCCTTTCGCAAAAAAGGCAGGGATTGCCCTGCCTTTCAAAGTCGGCCAACAGGGCCTAGAAGTTGTTGCCGTTGCAGCAGCCGCCATTGCAGAAGGGCGAAGGCCCCGCGTTGTAGGAGTAGCCGTTGGGATAGCGGACTACGCCGTACAGCTGCTCACGGACGAAGAGCTGGTTGTTCGACTGCTCAAGCTGCGTAATGCGCTGTTCGAGCTGGGACTTTTCCAGCGCCGCAAACTTCGCATCGATGTTCGCGTTCACGCCGTCGATAGCGCGCTGGGTGTTGCAGCAGTACTCTGCCAGCTGCCCCTGAATGGCGTTGCCGGTCTGCATGAGAGCCATGTTCGTGCCGTTCTGCGCCAGCGCCATCTCCTTGCCGAGCTGACCGATGCCGCCCTGCATCTCGTAGCCAAGGCTGCAGATGCCGTTGCCCAGATTGGTCAGGCGGTCGTTGACCTGGCCGAACTGCTGGCCGAACAGGATTTCCTGCTGGCTGGCAGCGGTCGCATACTGGCCGTAGTCGATCTGGCGATTCCAGCCGTTGCCGCCGAAGCCAAACATGAAGAGGAAGAGCACGACGATCAGGAACCAGCCGCTGCCGAATCCCTCACCGTCATTGCCGCGAGTCGCGGCAGCGATGTCGGAAAGACTGAAGTTTTCCATGGTGATTCTCCTTTCATTTATTCGCAAACCGTTGCGCACCGGCTTACTTCAAAAATTGCATAAAGTCCTGAGCCTGCTCCTTGAGCTGCTCAAATTGCTGCTGGCTCATCTGGCCGGACTGGAGCAGGCGGTTGATCTCCTGCTCTGCCTTTTGAGGAGTCATGCCCTGCGCGAATTTTTTGAATTCCGCGATCATCTGCAGCGGGTTGTTAGGCCTGCTGGGCGGGAGGTTCCGAAACAGGCTGCTTGCCATAAGCCATCACCATTCCTTTCAGCTCGTCGAACTCTTTCCGGGTGACGTATTCCGCCGGGGGCGGAGCGGGCGCAGGAGTCTCCGCCTCTTCTGCAAAGCGGAAGCGCCGTATCGTCGGGAATCCTGCGCTGTCGGTGGACTTGACATAGAGGATGTCGTCGCCCTCGTCAAACAGCGCCACGACCTCGTTCGGGTTCATCTGGAAAGCCTTGGCACCGTTGATCCCCGACACGCGCAGAAGCTGTCTGGCGGGCATCTGAGGCGTGACGGGCTGCTGCCACATGGGACGCTGCCCATACGGATTCATGTAGGGGTTCATGTAATTGCTCATTTGCCGCACCTCCTGCTTTTATTGTGCAAAAAAACAGGCCCCTTCGCGATTACGCGAAAGAGCCTGTTTATGCCCTGTTTCATATCATTTTCGTGACCTCACGAAAATGGTCGTATTTTCCCTTCCAGCACGCCGAACCCCGCTTGGAGCACGCGCACGATCTGGGTGCGGGAGAGGCCGAATTCCTCGGCTACCCGCTCATAGGGAACGCCGTCCAGAAAAACCCTGCGGCAGATCAATCTGTTCCGCTCTGCGTTTCTCCCGATGATGTTCTCGTCGATCAGCTCACCCAACTCGGTTGCGGCAAGCGTGCAATGGCTGATCTCCGCAAGCATTTACTTCTCCTTGTCTGTGGGCTTGGCATTCAGCTCGCCCACCATGGCCTCGATGAGTGCGTTGATCTTATCGTTGACCTCAATGCCCATCGCTTCCAGCAGGCCGATCACATAGGCCTTCTTCTGTGCGCCCGTCTTGGGGCCGAAAATCTGCTCTGCAGCGCCAACGCCGATGCGCACCCACTCCTTGACGCGCTCAAAGTCCGCGTCGGAGAGCTTGCCCTTGTACCACAGTATAAAGGCCACAAACAGCGTCATTCCGATCCCCGCCGCCAACACGGCCATGACCACATACATCCACTTGTCCATCTTTATTCGTCTCCTTCCGTATCATTAGGATCGTCTATCGACGCTCCTGTTTTGTTGAGGCTGTGATGATCAGCGGTGTCCGCCAGCAGATAGCCGATAAACGCCCCGCCAAACACCGTGATCAGCTGCTCGGTTACGCTCGCGTTCGAATCCATGCCCTCCGTGGCCAAGAGATAGCTGTACACGATCCCTCCAGCCATGAGCAAACCGAGCCCAAGCAGCAGGTACTTTCTAAGCGTCCACTTTCTCCTCATGGTTCGCCTCCCGCGTAGGAAGCTGCTCAAGCTCACGGACGATAGCCGTGACTGTGCCGTTCCCACCCAGCGCGTGATAGCTCTTATACATCGCGTTGACATTTTCTCTGGCATAGACCGGGTACTCTCCCTTGTTCATATAGTGCGAGTGCGCGTTGATAATGCGGTCTCTCAGCAGCGCCTGCAACCCCTGTCTCACGTCTGCGTCGCGTTCACGGTCGGCTGCGCGTTCTTTGTTCATCGCTCGCACGCGCGCCACAGACCAGCTCACGACTCCGGCGCAGATGGCCGGGATCGCCCAGCCCAGCGCCTTATCCAGCACACCCATCCAGTCCATGTTAGGCCTCCCCGAATTTTTTGACCGCCTCGGCAGTCTTTTTGCCGTACACGCCGTCGGCCTCAAGGTTCGCGCCGCGCCGGTTCAGCCGCTCCTGCAGCACCTTCACGCGCAGACCGCGCATTCCCAGCCGCAGCGGCGCGTTGGGGTTGTAGCGGATCACCGCGCACACCCTGCCCTTGTACAGTTCGATGTCGTCCCGGCGCACGCCGTAGGCCGTCCCTCTGGCATGGACGATCTCGCTTTGGTTGGCCACCATGGTCACATGGGTGATCTTGTTGGCTCTCCTCGTCGACCGGCTCGTGCAGAGGAATTGCACGTCCCCCGGCTGACGCGCCTTGTTGATGATATTCACGCCGCCGAATGTCTTGCCGATCTTGGTGTAATCGGCAGGCCACAGCAGTTCAAACTGGTCGCTGTAGACCTCCTCGCAGGAGAGCGGAACCTCTCTGCCGACCTTGTCCCACTCCACGCCCTGTGCCGCGTATGCCCGCGCCACCAGCGAGGAGCAGTCAAACACCTTCTCCTTCAGGCGCTCTGACTGACTGTAGCGGCAACCTACCTTGGACAGTGCCCACTGCGCCGCGCGCGACGGCACGCCATCGTCAACCGCTTCGGGAGGTTTCTCGATGACGCTTTCACCGTACCAGAGGCCGTTCCGCCTCATGCAGTCCTCGACATCCTCCACGCGGCCTTTGGATTCAAGGCTCACCGCCTGCAGGCTGTTCTGCCCCCAGCGGTGCGCACACAGCGCGTACCGCCAGCTGTTAAGGCCGGTGTACCTGTAGCGCTTTTCGCCCAGCTTGGCGTAGTAGGCGTACACCGCCGCCATGCCCCGGATGCTCCCCCAGCCGTAGAGGTCAAATTCAAACCCCGCGTAGCGGAAGTAGTCCTTGGCGTACTTGGGCTTGAACTGGCATGGACCGACCGCGCCCGCCGTGCTCACCAGCCCCAGCCGGAAATCGCTCTCGCGCTCCACCGTGCCCAGGAGCAGCCCCACGGGAACCGAGAATTCTTTGGCAGCCGCTTCTGCGGTCTTCACGGCGATTGCCGGAGCGGTCTTGCCATCCTTCGTCTTGTAGATCATGCCTCGGTCGCCTCCTCCCAGCCGTACACGCCCGGCTCCCACACGTTATCGTTCGCCGTGCTGACCCAGTGCTTGCCGTTGTGGCTGACCTTTGCGTCCTTGGCGTATGCGTCATGCGCTCCTGTGGGCTGAATCCACTTCGGCCATTCTTGCGTCGGGTCTGAGATCCGCGTCCAGAGGGATACCGACGTGGACGGCGTATAGTCCGACTGCGACGTGTGCGGCTGTGCGCAGCGGTACAGCAGGCCGTTGTACTGCCGGATGTCGCCCTTGGCATATGCCACGCTGTCCGCGCTCCATTCGTCAAACAGCACTGTAGGAGCCGCCAGTGCCGCATCATCCGGCGCATAGGCCGCGAGGGTCTGCGTCGCTGCGCGGATCGCCTTCGCCTGTTCAAGAATGTCGCTTCTCAGCTTAGTCACGGGTCTTCACCCCCAGTTCCTTGAGCGCCGCCTCCATCGTCGTCAGATCGGGCTGGTTCGGCTCTTCTGCTGGGTCCGGCTCCGGCGGCAGCTCCAGCTTCAGCCCCGTCAGCTTCTGCCAGCCCTCGATCTGCCCCGGATCGATCTCCACCAGATTCACAACCTCGCCGTTGGCATCCTTTGCCTGATACACTGCCATTTTTCATCCCTCCTATATTGCAATTCGGATAACCAGCGCGCCGGATGTGCCGCCTGCGCCGTAGCCCGCGCCGCTCAATCCCCAGCCCGCGCCCTGCGCCGCCGTGCCATTCGCACGCCCGTAATCCGTGTTCTTCGTCGCATCCCAAAACCGGGACATGATTTTCCCCGCGCCCGGTGTTCCGTTCTCGCCGGGAGCCTGCCGAGAGGGCATTGTTGACAAGTTTTCCCCGTATGACGTCCCTCCGTTGCTCCCTCCCGTGCCCGGCGTCCAGTCATACGGTGATGTCTCTCCTTTTTTACAGCGTACTGTGCCGTTGTTCCCTCCATTGGCGGATACGCCAAGAAACGAGGTTGATCCGCCCTTAGTGCCCACGACATCTGTATTGTAGCTCGTCTCTCTGTAGTGATCGTTATTCGTTCCGCCCGCGCCGATTGTCACAGGGTGCAGCGCAATGCCGAGAATCTTCCCGATTGCCATCTCTGTAAAGCCACTCCCGCCACCCGCGCGATGATTGTAGCTGCTGGTCATTGTCGCAGATCCACCACCGCCGCCTATCATCCACAGGTCGCAGATATACTGCTTCTGCACGGTCAGTGTGCCAGACTTGACAATTACCGCTTCGGCATAGAGTTTGCCGTCGTAAATCTCCCAGCCGACCTGCCACGGTCCGTCAAACGTGATTTCTCCGTTCAGGAAGGGATTGCGGCTGGCGCTAGGTATACCGCCCACTCTTCCGTTTTTGATAATCATCTGTTCCTCCTATACTGCGATGCGGATGACCAGAGCGCCGGGATGCGCGTTCACCAGCGCGTTGCCATAGCCGCCGTAGTCGCCCCCAGCCCCGTAGCCTTCGCCGTCGCCGTTGTCAACCCCGCATCGCCAGTGCAGCCAGCCGCCCGTACCGTGCGCATAGCCGTTGGACGTACCATCTGCGCCCGCTTCATTTTCCTTATCAGGATCGCCAAATCGGTATCTGTCGCCCGTGCCCGACTGATTCATGATGCCGCCCTTGGCCGTAAAAATCGCCGCCGCACTGCTTGATCCCCCCACCCTTGCAACCGTGGTGTCACCGCCGCTTCCGCGCGTGTTCTTCGTCGCCCCCGCGCCAACAGTGACCGCGTATTGCGTAGCCGAAAGCGCAAAATTCAACAGTTTATTTGTCGATCCGCCGTTCATGACACCCGAATAATCGAACGGACCGCCGCCGATGCCCCAGAAATCAGCATTGTAATTATCAGCGCTTTGAAGCGCGCCGGAAGTATAGAAGACAGCCTCCCAATAGGGCGTGCCTCCATAAAATTCTATGTACCATCCGCTCCATTGACCAGTGTAGGTGATCCTCGGCTTGTTGTTGGGATCAAGTCCCCCTGCGATTGCCGTGCCGACAATACGCTGCGCATCCGCAACGTAGGCGATCTTGCCCTCCGCGATATCTTCCGCCGTAGCGTTTGCGTCAGACAGGTCGATGAATATTGCGTTCAATCCCGGCTTGCTCAAAATCTCATCCAACCCTTCCACGTCGCTGGTTTTATGCGTATGGGATGCCGCAGCGTAGTCCGTACCGGCAACCGCCTTGGCCACCTTCCCGCCAGCGCCCTTGAGCAGCCCGGTGATGTCCGTGCTTGTGGAGGTGCTGACCGCGTTCGGCCCCACAGCGCCCTGCGGCCCCTGCGCCCCGGTCTCGCCCTTTGGCCCCGGTGCGCCGTCCGCGCCCTTCGCACCGTCCGCGCCCTTGTCCCCCTTGGGGCCGGGATCGCCTTTGTCGCCTTTGTCGCCCTTCTGGCCTTGGAGCGCGCCGTTGTTCACCCATCCCAAGGACGGGCTCCAGACGTAAATCTCATAAGGCGCTGCCACGCCAACGCCGTATGCATCCCCCGGTGCGGGATTCGTCACCGCCACGCGCAGCGCTGCCTCCGTGGCGTAATAATCGAGGATCGTCAGGCCGCGCCCCGGAGCGCCCGTGTCGCCCTTGTCGCCCTGACTGCCCTTGTCGCCCTTCTCTCCCTTGGGGATGTCAAAGGTAAACGCAATGCCTTCCGTGTCGATGGTCGCGCCGCCGGATGCGGGCACGTCGCTTGCCACCTGCGTCACATCCACCGTGACGTTCCCGGTCGCCTTCTGAAAATCAGCGACCGTCTGCGCCTTGCGGATGACCTCGTCTGTGTTCTGCTGCACCTGCTGCGCCTCCGCCGCCACCTGATCCAGCAGCGTGGGATAGGCCTTCTCCAGTTTCTTCTTCGCCGCCGGGAGCACATCCACGATCACAAAAAACGGCTCGCTGTGCCACACCACGTCGTTCCCCACGCGGCGCTCGATGTAGCCCTGATAGCGCGCGGGGCGCTGGGTCTGGGTGCGCGTCGGCTGCCACAGGCCGTTGTTGAGCTGCACCACGTCGCTATAGTTGCCCGCCGTGATGTACAGCAGGCAGTAGCTCTCCGGCGTTTCGGTTACGGCAAAGCGCACAGTCTCCGCGTTGTGGTCGCTCTCCATGCCCACCGTGATGGTGGTTGGGATAGGCTTGCGCCCGTTGAACTGGATTGTCTTCATGCGCTCCTCCTATCCGATGACCATCAGTTTGAGCGGGAGGTCGACCTCCGGCTTGTCCCCGATGCACGTCGCTTTGATGTAGCCGTCGCCCTGCTCAAAGTAGCTCACGCGGCTCCAAGCCGTCGCACGCGCCTTTTCCGTGTCAAGGTCGCTGCTGTGCTCGTAGTCCGCGCTGGCATTCGTGGCAGCGCCCACGCCGTCGATGTGGACGGTCTGCGTGTAGGGCGCAGCCGTGCCCGTCCAGTTGGACGCAAGCAGCGTGCCCGTCTTCACCGTGGACTTTGCCGCCTTGGCCGCGTCGAGCGTCTTGCGCGCCGCAGCCTCTTCCGCCAGCGCCGCCTCGACGTTGACCGCTTCGTAATTTTCCGCCGTGTCAGCCAAGGCGATCTCGTTCGCGGAATAGCTGGGCTTTTTGCTGCCCACCCAGCTCGGCAGCTGCGCATCCGCGCCGGGATCGCCCTTGTCGCCCTTATCGCCCTTCGGCCCCGGTACGCCCTGTTCGCCCTTCGGCCCCTGCACGCCCTTATCGCCCTTCGGCCCTTTGATGTTCTTGGTCTGCGGGTTTTCCAGATCGCCGTTGTTCCACCAGCTAAGGTTCCCCGCGTCGTCCAGTGTGGGGTAGAAAAACGCGCCCGTCGCGCCCGTGTCGCCGACAGCGCCCTTGATCTGGCCGTAGTTCTTCCAGCCGGAGTGCTCTCCGAAGATGTATACGTCCACGGGGTTCGTGCCAACGCCGTAGCCGTTGCCCGGTACGGGGTTCGGAACGGCAGCATACAGCTCTTCCGGCGTGGCAAAGTAGTCCACCAGCTTAAAGCCCAGCCCGGTCTCGCCCTTCTCGCCGCGCGGCAGCCCCAGCGCCAGCTTAATGCCCTCCGCCGCCGTCATCGAGACCGATGCGGTCGCGGGATAGCCCGTCTTGAGCGTGGATGCCGTGACGGAGATGTTCGACATCTTCGCCTCGCGCACGGCCTCCGCCGCCACGCGCCCGGCCTCCGCTGCTGCTCTATCCTGCTCGGCAGCGTCGCGCAGCGCCTCCGCATCTTCGCGCCCCAGCTCGGCCTCCTGCCGCTCTTCCTCGGTCGCCTCGATGCGGTTCAGCGTGGCCAAGGCGTTGACCAGTGTCGTGAACTCGTCCCGGCTGGTGATCTTGCCGTTGTCATACAGCGCACCCTCGACAAACACGTCGAACTTGGGCGAGTAGAGAATCGCACCGTCCACGCCGTATACAAGGAACTCGCACGTCACCGTGCCCTCCACGGCTTCCATCTGCTCGTCGAAGATATAGGTGATCGTGCTGCCCAGCAGCTCGCAGTCGTTAAAGAGCACCGTCTCATCCGGCTTCACCGCGCGCAGGATCACCGAGTCCAGCCATTCGTAGTCCAGAGGCTTTCCGCCGTCCGTCAGCGTGGCGACGATCTTCCGAGACCGCTGCTCGCCCTGACGAACCCTGATCGACGCCTGGCTGCCGCTCCTGCGCACGTCCAGCCGCGTGTTATACGTTACATATCTCATCCGTTCCCCGCCTTTCTTGGGTTCATCCTATCATGCAAACCGCCGTGCTTTCTCACCACATAGACGCGAAAAGTGCCTCCGAAGAGGCACTTCCCTGTTTCACTTTTTCTCCTGCGCGTCCTTGATCCACTTTGCGATCTTGCTGTCCGGGTAATACTGATTGCCCCTCTTGTCGTGCAGGTCGAGCGACTGCAGCATGGCTTTGAGCTTGTTGTAGGTGCTCATGTCGCCCTTGAGGTACGCCTCCACCAGTTCGTCATGCACGTTGGTGCTGACGCGCTGCGTGATCTGGCCATCCGAATAGCCGTCCTTTTTCAGGTTGGCAACGTACTGTTTGACCGCACCGGCATCTCCGGCTCTGACCGCCTCCGGCAGATCGTCGTATTTCTCCGCCATCTGCCAGTCCTTGAAGCGCTCGTCGGTGTAGTAGAGCTTGCCCTTGCTGTCGTAGAGGTTCAGGTTCTTCAGCAGCGAGGCAATCTGGTTGTAGGTTCTCGTGTCGCCCTTCTGCCACGCCTCCAGCATCTTTTCCTTGTAGGTGCTGCTGATCCTGTTGATGATGTTGGAGTCCTTCTGCCCGGCGGCTTTCGCGTCCTTGATGAGCTTGTTGAGGCTCTGCACGGAGGCTCCCGCGTCCACCGCTTCATAGAGGGCAGCCGCCTTCTCTCCCGGCAGCCACTTGTCGATCTTCTCCTCCGTCATGCCGTAGCTGCCGTAGACATCCAGCAGCACCTTCTTGATCCGCGCCGCCTTCTGCGCATAGCCCTTGTCAAGTGCTTCCGTGTACAAGGGTTTGAAGGCGGTTACGGCCTTGTCCAGTACGGATTTCTTCGGGTCGTTGGCCTTGCTGTCCTTCTCCATCTCCGCCACGACAGTCTTGAGGTCTGCGGTCTTTCCGCTCTCAAAGGCCAGTGTGCCGACCATCTCCATGTCGTCCGCCGTGTAGAGGGCGGAATCCAGCTCGTCAAACTGTTCCGAATAGACGGACAGTGCCTTCTCGACAAGTTCTTTGCCGTATTGCTTCTCCAACTGCTCCCGCAGCGCTTCCTCCTTTGCGGTGTTGGGTGTCTCGCCCTTTTCGCTGTAATCGTAAAGCTCTGCAATGCGGGATTCGCTTTCCAGCAGCGCCTCGGCTTTCTTTTTGAGTTCGGAGTTGAGGCTGTTTTCGTAGAGCTTGATCGCCTTGTCCACGACTTCCTCGCCGTAGGTCTCCGCCAGTTCCGCGCGCAGCTCTTCCAGCCCGGCGATGTCGCCCTCGGCCTTCATCTCGTAGGCCTGCCGGATGCGCTCGTCGTTTTCCATCAGCGACTTGGCCACGCCCGTGTCGATGTCCTTGCTGCTCTTGCCCTTTCCTTCGAGGGTGTCGCGCAGCTTCTCGGCGCGTTTGTCATCGCCAGACGCGATGGTCTCGTAGAGCTTCGCATAGCCGTCCGCCGTGCCGCCGGTCGCGGCGGGAATCTCCACGCCGAAGAGACGGACGACCGATTCCACGTCACGCCAGAGGTTCTTGACCGGCAGCCCGGTCAGGTTGCCCACCGCGCCGATCAGGTTCTTGACCTTTGTGTAGACCGTCTTCTTCTCGTTGAACAGGCCGAGCGCCGCGTCGACCACATCGCCCACCACGTTCATGTCCGTGCGGGTTACGTCGTAGCCCTGTGCAAGCTCCATGACATCGGATACGAGCGGAATCTGGGTAAACACGGAGAAGTCGCTTCCGGCCACAAAGCCCAGAGGCGTTCCCAGCCAGTCAGGCAGCCCTTCGATCTTGTCGCCGAACAGCGCGCTCTTGAGCTGCGCCAGATACTTTTCCCAGAAGGTCTCGTAATCGTCATCGTCGCGTGCGGCGTAGACGACCGCTTTGACCGCCGCGTTGATGATCGTGGTCGCCGCCAGTGCCAGCGTGGCGGGGATGAAGTGTACCTTGCCGGAGTAGTTCTTGTCCTTAATGTGCAGCAGGGAGTACATGAACACATTCATGCTGGTCGTGGGCTCCGCCATGAAGGAGGTGACCATGCTGCCGAACTTGCTCTTGCTGCGCATCCAGTCCGAGCGGGAGAACGTCGAGTCGTACACCTGCGTAAAGTCGATCACCTCGTCAAAGCGCTTGCCCGCCGCCTTCAGCAGCGCCTCGCTGTTCATGGCAAGCCCTGTCTCACCGTGAATCTCAGCCTTGACCGAGTTCCACAGCGCACCCCAAGTGACCGCATCCGCCTTTTCCGGCAGCGTCCCAAACACCTTATCCGTCCATCCGATCGGGTTGGTCGGCTTTTTGTCGAGTATCCAGTCCGCAGCGCCCCTGCTGGTCTGCATATCAAAGCCACCGATGTCCTTGATGATCGCCGTGCCAGCGTACTGCTGCGCCTCCTGATACGCGCCCGTCCAGCCGAGCCTCATGTATTTGGGATTCATCAAGGAGAATGCGCGGAAGTATGCGGTGGGCTGCTGCACCACAACGGACATGGATGCAAGCACTGCGCCCTTCTTGAATCTGGAGAGCATCGGTCCCATCTCCTGATCGCGCACGTCCGCCGTGATCTTCCCGCCGACATCTGCGTTGAAGCGGTCGATGTACCGCACCACGTTATCTCCGTATGCGGCGCGCAGCGCGGACTTCATCGACATCTGCCGCTTGCCCTGCTCGTTGGGCTGCTTGTAATTGAGGTAGCGGATCATGTTGTCCTGCGGGATCGCCAGCCCCGCATACTTGGCCATCTCTTCGGCGTGGTTGCCGAATATCTGGTCGATGCTCTCCACCACCACGGGGTTGTTGGCAAAGGCGTTGATGCTCTTGCCGTGTCCCCAGTTCTTCAGGCGCGGGGTCTGCTGGCCGTCCGCCTGACCGGCTCCGTGGGCGATGTAATCGCTCGCAGAGTTGAACGGTACATAGTGCTGCCCGGTGTACTTTTTGTAGCCGGAGAGCGTCAGCGAGGTCTTGTTGCCCGCCTCCGCCAGCGTGGTGCTCATGTACCGCACCAGAGCGTCCGCATAGGCGATCTGCTCGTCCGTCAGCCAGCTCGTGATCTTCTGGATGTCCGCGTCGGAGATCGGATGCGCGGTGGTATCGTCCACGCGCTTTCCGTCCGCGTCGGTCTTAAACACGATGCCGCCGTCGGCAAGATGCCGCGTGTGCGTGTCCTGCTGTTCGCGCTGGTACATTTCGTATACGTCGAGCGCCTGCCCTCTGGACAACCGGATCGTGTCGCCGAACTCCGTGTTCAGCGTCAGCACATCGCCCTTCTGATCCAGCCACTTGTCGACGTGGTAGCGCTTTTTCAGGCCGGAGTGAAAGTCCTTGGAATCCCGCAGAATGAACGCCGCCTCGGTACGACCGTTGAAAAGGTCTCTGCCGATCCGCTCGTACTCGCCGCCGAGGCTGTCCATCAGGAAGATAGGCTTGGTGTTGCCCAGCATGAGCTTGCTGTCCATGATCTTCTGGAGCTGCTTGCGGACCTTGCCGGTCTTCCGGGAGCCCATCCGCTCAATCTCGCTGTCCGCCGCCTTGGAAAGGCTTTCGCGCCTGCCGTTGACAAACATCTTGTTGGCGTTGATGACCTCGTGCTTGATGCCGTTGAGCACGTCCGCCAGCGCCTTGAGCTGTGGCTCACTCAGGTCGCGGAGGCTCTTGATGTTGTCGTTGCCCTCGATCAGCGCGGTCAGCGAGGCGAGGTTGTCCACGGTTTCCTGATCCCACGTCGCCATGCCCACGTCGGGCGAACTCCTCTGCGCGTTCTCCACGGCGATCTGCATCTGCCGCATCCGCGCTTTCCAGTTTTCGGAGACCTTGCTGCCCTCCTTAAAGCCCATGTCGATGGCGCTGACAAAGTCGGATACCGCCCTGCGCAGCCCCTCCGGCACAAACCGCTTGTCGCTGGGGGACGTGTTCCATGCCGACAGCGTCATTGCCGCCGCCTTGATGCGGTCTTTGTACCTGCCGACTCTTTCCCGCGTTTTGATGGTCTCTCGCTGGGTTTTGAGATCCGCGGTGCGTTGCTCCTTGAGTGCAGCATACCGCTTGGATGCCAGCGCACGGTTGATAGCGTTCGCAATGCGCTCGTTCTCAATGTCCGTTCTGAGCTGCTGGTTCTTTGCCTTGAGCTTTTCGGTCTTGACCTGCTGCTTCTGGCGCTCTCCGCGCACAGCAGCGTCCTGCTGCCGCTGGGCGCGTTCCTTGGCGATTTGCAGCGCAACGTCCATTTCATCCTTTGCCTGCTGGCGCAGGTCTTTGATCTGCTGCTTCTGCTGCTGTTTCAGCTCGACCAGCTTGGCCTTCTGCTTGTCGGCATAGGTCTGCACCATGGGCGTGTCCGTATACCGTTGCTGGATTTCCAGCCACAGGTCAGCCGCCGCGCCGTCCATATCCATGTAGTACGGATTGACGATCTGCGGCTTAGTCACGTCGGCTGCGTTGGTCAGCGTCTCGATGAGGTCGCCGCCCTGAATGCCGTCGTACAGAAACGGATAGGACTCTGCCATTTCGCCGATCACCGTGTCCAACGCAACGCCGTCGTTTGAAATCTTGATCGTGCCGCGATATTCCTTGCGGAAGTTGGCCAAGCTGCCGTAAGAGGCCGCGATCTGCTCCTTCTGCGCGTCCGTCAGCCGGATGGGCGTGCTCTTCAGGTAGTCCTTGAGATCGGAGAACTGCTCCGATACAGAGGTGTCCACCTGCTGCGACTGCTCGATCACCTGTCGTGCCAAACCGATGCCGATGTCGTTCAGTTCGGAAAACGCTGCATCGGTGTCCGGGCTGTGAGAGGCGTAGTTGAAGAGCTGGTACAGGTCGCTTGAGAGCTTGGTCACGTCGGCCTTGCTGCTGTAATCCGTGACGATGCCGCGCGCCAGCTTAGTGACCGCCTTCTCGTCCACCTGCATCCCATCCGTCAGCCGCAGCTGTGCGCGCGCGTTCTCCAGCGCGCTCTTGAGCTTGTCGTTCTCCCGCTGCAGCTTCTTCGCGTCGGCAGGCTCCACGTCCTTGACGGAGAGCTTGATGCCGCTGTCAGAATTATTGTCTGTGGTTTTGGCAGAGATATCTTCTACCGCCCCCTTGACAACGTCAGATGCTTCTGCTACCGTTGTAATGGGAGCATTACCACTAAGCGTTTCGGACGTTTGCAAGACGATGCTTGAAGCATCACTCGGCGTAGTGGGTCTGCTCCCTTTTTCTTTACCAAAATACATGGTTTGCACAGTCAAATCCATGTGTTTTTTTGTTACATAGGCTACTACCGTCTTTCTCCCATTTATTTCTTTTTCAAAAAGGATTACAGGTTTCCCCTCAAAGAGCTTATCAGAAAGTTTTATATTATCCGGATTCAAAACAACCGTTGGGATTCGTGCGAAGTCCTTCTGCGTAATTGGTTGTTGCCCTCTGTTAGCCTCCTTTGCCCTTTGTCCATGGTCTTTTAGTATCTTTCTGATCTCATCCGCTCTTAGCGTAAAATTGTACCCATCAACATTAACTCCTGTTTTTTCGAACACTTCAGTGCTCAATTCTGACGGGATTTTGCCAAAATACAATTTCTTATGAATTGATTTGTCTTCAATGGCAGTCTGCACGAACCTATCAAGTTGTGCATCATTCTCGTAAAGAACAATGCTTTTGCTTCCCTCCCAACCAAGTTTTTCTCGCTCGGAATAATCCACAAAATTGAACTTATTTTGGGGAGAATTCACAGCATTTTCCCGTTCTGCGTATGCCGTATCCGCCGCCACCCGGTCGAACACCTCTGCGATGGCGCGCACGTTCTCCGGCGTGAGCGCAGCGTCCTGACTCCAGCTCGCGCTCTGGGTGAGCTGTTTGAAGGTCTCCGCCAGTTCATTGAAGAACTTGCGAATCTGCTCAAACAGGCTGTGCTCGTTGTTGTACAGATTGCGCACGAACTCCTCGTCCGTCAGCACCGTCGCGGCAGAGTTAGCCACGACTTCCTCTCGCGCCACGTCTTCGGAGTAGCCGAACGTGTCCATCTGGTATTTGACCAGATCGTCCACATTCTGCCCGTTCTTGGTCAGCGCGTCGAACACCGTGGTCTGAAGGGCGTTGTAATCGCTCTCGCTTGCGGCGCGGACGCTGTGCGCCAGCTCATGCATGGCGACGTAGGCAAACGCGCCGTCCTGCGCATCCGCTGCGATATAGATACGTCCGCTGGAAGGATCGAACACGCCGTTGGCGCTCTGCTCGACCGTCTGACCGTTGATCTCCATGCCCTGCAGGCTGCCGACCAGCACGACCTCGCGCCCGTACTTCTTGGCCAGCGTGTCCACCACCTGAAGCTGGCCGCGATTCTTCTTGATGGCGCTGCGCTGCTCGCTCGTCAGCTCCGCGCGCGCATAGCTGCGCGTCAGGCCGGGCTTGGCTGCCTTTTTAACTTGCTGCGCCGCCTTTGTTTCGGTCTGCACAGCGGCAGAAACCTCAGTGTTCTGGGGTTTTTCAACTTGCTGCTCAGTTGCAACCTGTTCCTGATTGGTTGCAACCTGCGTCTGGGTCTGCGAAGAGGTGCTCTGCCCGGCGGCATACGCCTGCATCCGCTGATCCTCGCTTAAGTAGTTCTCCACATAGAGACTCTGCTGCAGCGCCGTGTCGTAGGCAACACCGTCTCTGGCGGCTCGGTACATCGCGTCAAAGCCCTTGGCATACTGCTCCACAGAGCCGCCGTCATACGCCTTCACAAAACGCTGCGCCGCCTCCGTTCCATATTTCCCGGCGCGCTCATACAACTCGCCGATGTCCGCGTTGGCAAACTCCACGTCGTTCAGCGCGACAACGTTATCTCCCGCCTGCACATACACCGTGCCGTCCTCGACGGAGTGGATGCCCGTAATGTCAGTCTCTTCGTTGTCCACCACGTTCGTGGCATAGTCCACGCGGGGCTGCTTGCGGGTCTGCTGGGCATTTTCTTCCGTGTTGGTGCGATTGGTCTGCTCCTGCGCGGAAACGCTCTCAGGGGCATTCTGGGCGTTCTGGGAGGCAGTCTGCCGCTGGGCAGTTTTGCTGTTCTTCTTCTGCTGCTTTTCGGCTGCGGCCTCCTCGGCAGCGGCACGCAGGATCGCCTCGGTGTCGTAGTTGCTGTATTCGCCGTTCTCGGCAAGGCTGGCGTACAGTTTGCCAACATTCTGAGAGTTCGTCTTTGCTTCCCCGTCGAGCATTTGCTGTGCCAAGGCGCGTGCGCTGGGATCGTTCGAATTCAGCGCGTCCAGAATCACACTGTCGCTCACGCCGACACGAGATGCAGCTTTACCGATCTGATTCGACTGGATATTGTTAACGAGCAGACCGGTTCCGCCCATCACGCCGCCAGACAAGGCTCCGCCAAGTGCAGCCAGTGCAATTTGCTGCGCGATCTCGCCCGGAGTAGCATCCTTGTACTGGGAAATGTCACGCATCACCAGATACTCGGATACTATATCGGCAACTTCCGTTCCGAGTTCCTCGGACGCTTCAATGCCCATCTGCCGCAGGAGGTTCATAATCGCAGAACCCTTTGCCGCAGGGCTGGACATTTTCAAAAAGTTCTCAATCGAGAACCGCTCGAAGAACGCCTCGAAGAATCCTGCCAACCCGCCAACTGCGAGCGCCTGCGTATCAGATGCGCCGCCATCCAACGCTTCCTGCATCGCGCTGGTGGCAGCAGTTCCGCCCATGAGGGCAGAAGATGCAAGCGCGTTTCCTCCAGTTATGGCCGTGTTGAGCGCCGAGTCCGCTATAGAGAGGCCGGTCTGGTACAAAAAGCTCGTTGCGTCCCCAAGAAACTGTGAACCCGTACCACTGGAAACAGTGTCGGAAATTTCATTCGCCACTGCACCTCGAACGCCGATGTTGACACGAGCCTGCACTTGCGTGGCGCTGCTTGGGTCGATTCTTTTCCCCTGCGCTTTGGTAGCAAGGGCATCCAGATATGCCACGCCATTCGCGGGGGAGCGGAGCACGGTCGTTCCGCTGGCAAGCGCGGAATTCCCTGCGCTTTCGGTAGACCATTTTTGCGCGCCTTCGACATATCCTTCGGATTGTCTTTCGAACAGTGTCTTGGTCAAATCCGTAAAATACTTGGATGCGTCGCTGGTGCCGTTTTCCTGATCCTTTGCCCAGAGGTAATTGTATACGTTTACCTCATCCCTCGTCATGTAGGATGCAAGGCGCTGTATATCGCCCGGACTGTCGCTTTGCCCGTAATTGAACGCATTGTCCATGAATCGTGCAAAAGCATTCTTCGGCTTTTCGGCTTGGGCTCTGGCATAAGTGACAGGGTTCTTTACTCTGTTCCCCGTCCAAACTGCTTGCCACTGGTTATCCGGGTTTTCGGCAGACGCGCCTTTTCTGGAATACTCTGTGAAATCCGCATTTTCACGCACCGTATCGCCATACCGCTGCAATTTCAACCGCTCCATTGCCTTGTCATAGGCAGAGAGGTTCCGCTCTGTCTGGCGCAGCCCTTGATCAACCGCAGCCGACCGCGCACCATAGTCCATGGCCTCATCAAGAGTCATGCTCGGCAGGCTGTCCAGCCTCGCGCGCTCCTGATTGAGCATGGTCATGCGCGCCACCATCGCGGTGGGATTGTTGATATACTTGTTCAGCTCTTCCTGTTCAGTGTCGTTGCGCTGACGAGCCATCGCAGCATTATAAGCGTCAATGCTCTGATTGGTTTTTTCCAGGCCACGATCCACCGCAGCCGATCTTTTTGCCCAATCTGTTATACGACGGTTACGCTCATCGTCATCAAGCGCATCCAATTCAGACACAGAAAACCCCGGCAGACTGTCCAGCCTTGCACGTTCTTGGTTGAGCATAGTTTTACGCATTGCCTGCGCGTATGGATTCGAGGTCAACTCGTTCTGACTTTGGATTTCGCGCTGAGCCTTGCCGATATTCTCACGCCTGCGAGCGGCATTGATATCCGTCGTTTCTCTGAGTATAACCGCGGCAGTCGCGTCCTTTTGGCTTCTGGAAAAGCTGGGATGCCTCTGAATATAGCTGCGAAGATTCTTCGCAGCAATTTCGCGGGCGGCACGATCCTGAATTGCTTGTTCCCGCTGAGAGGATTCCCACTCCGATACAGAGGCGGCGGTGCCTTCCGGATCAGCCTTGGCCTTTCTTACTAGCTCATCCGCAGCACCGATGTAATTGGCAGACCGTTTCTTTTTGTCCTTGGCCATGCGAACCTCCTACTTCTTTTTCGTCGATTTGGCAGTATCTTTATAGCCCTTCTTGACATAGATCGTCTGCCCGTACTGGTTTTTGCCGTAGGCGATCTGACCCGCCGCATTTGCAGATTCAAATTTTTTCGCAGACATATTGCCGTAACCGGGAACGTAAATGTTGAGCAGTTTGCCCTGCGCGGTCGTAGACTGGTTGTTATACGTTTTTTTCACTGTAGGCTCGGGTTTGCTGTCAGGTCCTCTGCCTCTTCCGGTTGTTTTCCCGCCACTGCTGCCAGACACTTTTGCCGCAGCAAGATTGTATTCCGCTGCCCAGTTCGCCTGCTGCTGCTCGTCGTAGTATTTCTGATACCAGTACGCGCGGTCGGCCTGCCACGCAGAGAGGTCGCTGGAATACTTGTTGAAGTCGAAGTTCCGCTGGTCGCCGAACTTGTTGTAGAAGTAGTTCAGCTCCGTCCAATAGTCGTTGACGGTGTCACGGTACTTGCCGTACTCGGTGTCCTCCAGCCCCTGCAGGATGTTCAGGTTGCTCTTCATGTTGTTGCCCTCGTCCTGATACATCTCATATGCCTGATTGCGCAGCTCCGGGATCACGTCGTTCAGTCCCTGCAGATAGCCCTGATAGGCCTGCTGGCCGACCGTCTGCGCGTAGGAGTTGCCGTAGCCGCCGGAGAGCGCCGCCGCCTGTGCCATGGTGTCCTGCATCGCCATCTTGCCCTGCTGGGTGTAGCGGTCCTTGTACTGCTGGTAAAGCGGATCGGCGTTGAAGTTGTAGCTGAACTTGTCCCGGTTGAGAATCTTGTCCAGCAGACCGTCGATCTGCGCTTGATACTTGCTCTGGTACGCACCCGGCTTGCTGGACTCCATCTTGTCGAGCTTGTCCTTGAGATCGAGCATATCCTTCGAGGGAGCCCACTCAGGCCGCCCCTCCTCGTACTGCGCCAGCTTGCCGGAGGTCGCGGAGGAAACGCCGCTGAAGCCGCCGCTCATGCTGACGCTCCCACCCAAGCCGCTGTCCATGCCCTCGCCCGTGTTCCCGCCGCCGTACAGGGACGACCACGTCTTATTGCCCGTGATGCCGTCCACAGACAGGCCGTTGCGGGACTGGTAGTCCTTGACCGCCGCAGCGGTCTTGGAGCCGTAGATGCCGTCGGAGGCAAGGTTGTAACCGTTGGCGTTCAGCAGCTCCTGCAGCTGTCTTACGCTGTCGCCCTTGCTCCCTTTCTTGATCGTCGAGTAGGTTGCCATAGTTCCTCCTTATACCGCGCTGATCGTGATGGTATAGCCGGATGTCGCATCGCCGCTGACCGCGATCTTGCAGGGGACGATGTTCCCGGCGGAATCCTTGCCCAGCAGCGTGATCTCTCCCGCCGCCGCCGTTGTGATGATTTTGCTGCCCTTGATGGGGCCGGTCTCGGCGGTCTCGTTGATCGCCTGAATGACCTTGCTGCTCTGCACGGAGTATCTGCCGATCTGCACCGCCACGGCCTGTGCCTGTGCTGCCGCCTGCTGTGCCGAGACCGATGCGTCATGCACCGCCGCGTAGCTGGTGCTGGCGTTGTAGTCCGCCGTCAGGTTTTCCGCATCGAGGTTGTTGAGCGTGTATTCAAGGTTCTCCACCAGCATAAACAGGTAGTTCTTGAGCTGCTTCATATCTTGCGCGGAGTTGATGTCATTTCGGAGGTTTGGCAGGCTGAATGCGGGCATTACAGATCGCCTCCCTGCTCTACGTTGCGCGTCAGCGTATAGATCACGCAGCGCCCGTAGCCGTGCATACGGATGCGCATATGGTCGCAGCGCTTGGGCACAATGGGGATGGAGTAGGAGCGCTTGACGGCGGGGTTGATGCGGTACATCTCCCTCCAGCCCTCCTCGTCGTCATACTGCACATCCACGCACACCAGCGACCGCTCCTCCACGTTCATCCGCAGCTGCAAGCGGGAGATGTACTTGGCATCCGGGCTGTCCAGCCCGATGTCGCCGGACTGGATCATCCACTCGACCTTGTCCTCCGGCTTGGCCTTGGAATCGCCGTAGTCGCCTATGCTGCCGCCCACCGAATACAGGCAGTTGTCGCGCTCGTCGATGTAATACAGCTCCCCGCCCAGCGCGGCGAAGTCAATCGCTGCGGCATTGTCCTCCTTGTGCCAGAGCTGCCGCGCCTCGTCAAACACAAACAGGTGCGCCAGCCCCTCCGGGTCGCGCATGGAGATGTAATACTTGCCGTTCATCGCGCCCGCGCTGGCATCGTTGTACTGCACGTTGCCCAGAGGCGCAGAGATGGAGGTCGGCAGCGATCCCTGATAGACGCAGACATCGTTGCGGCTCTTGTAGTACAGCGTCTCGTTGACGATCACCAGCGAGCCTTCGCTTCCCTTGGCCACGCCTCTGCAGTTGGTGTTGGTCAGCTGGTAGTTGCTGGGGCGGCTGCCCTGAATTTTGTGCAGCACATTTTCCTTGAAAAAGATCACGCTGCCCAAGTACGTCGCCGCGCCCGTGAAGTCTCCCGGCGTGCCCACGGTCATGGCGTAGGAATCGCTGGCGATGCCGAGGAACTTGTTCCAGTTTTTGGGGTCGCCCTGCGCGCAGGCGTAGACCTCGTGCTTGTCGTTGGAGCAGCCCCAAACGCGGTTTTCCGACTCCGTCATATAGTCCATGTCGGGTATCTTTCTCTCCACCGTCACGGGGTCTGTTTGCTTGGTCACCTCGTCGATCAGCGCCGTGATGATGATGTAGTCGTCCTTGGCTCCGTAGAGCACGAACTCGCCGTTGTGGTCGCTGACAAGGCCGCTGATGCTCACGCCGTCATATTCCGCAAAGCCTTTGCCGATGCCGGTCGCCGCGATCTTGATGTATGTCGTGGCCACGGGGGTCCACATTGCCGTCGAAGTCGCGTAGACCTTGAGCGTGTGCGGAACAGAGGACGTGTCCAGCCACAGCGCGCCGTCCGTGGGCTGTGCGGGAGGAGTCTCGCCGGTACTGTAGCCCTCATACGGCGAGCCGTCCAGCTTGCACAGGGACAGCGTCACCTCGCCGCTCGTCACGGTCTTGTTGCCGAGCGCAAAGAACTCGTCGGTGTTGGTGTTGTAGGCCACCTTGTCCGGCCAGATGAGGATGTACGCGCCCATGCCGATGAACTGTTTGCGGCTGTCCGTCACTTTGCCCTTGGGTTTGCCGTCATAATAGAAATCCATGCCATCCACCCAACAGAGCCTGTTGTGGGCAAACAGCCCGTTGGCCCTGTTGAGCTGCCGAACGCGCGCCCGCTTTCCGCGCTGCGTCATCAGCGGGAACAGGCTGGAGGACATATTGGTCATGTCGTACCACTCCGAGCCGCCAATGCGCAGGTTGTGGTTGTAGCCGCCGAACTCGCTGATCACCTCGCGCTGCTGTGTGATGGTGTTAAGCTCCGGAAGAAATCCCATGCCGCGCCTCCTAAATCTGAATGTAGTTGTCCTGCTTGGGCATATGGCTGCGGTTGTACCAATCCACATACTCACTCAGCGCGACGTTGTACATCGTCATGCTGTTGGCATACCGAACATACTCACCGCTGTAATAGTCCACCTGCGCCTCCAAATACCGAAGGTATACGCTGCTGTACGGCTCCGGGATGAGCAGCACGGTGTCCATATCCTGTTCCGGGTCATACGGCCACGGGGGAATCTCGCTCGTTCCCTCGTGCCAGCGGATGTTTTCCTGAAAGATTTTCTGCTCGACTTCCGACAGCCAGCCGACGAGCGTCTGGTTGTCGAACTGCGTGGGCTTGATGTCCCGCAGCTTATTGATGGCCTCATTGATCGTCATGTGATCACTCCTCGCTCTTGAGCTATCTGCCGGGCTTGCACCGGCCTGTGTCGTGCCAAAATAGCATAAAGGGGAGGCGTTTCCGCCTCCCTGTGGGTTTAGGTGTTCCCGGTCAGCTGCTCGATCAGCTCGGCGGTGCGGTTATCCTGCTCCTCGGAGGTCTGCAGCACCTGTGCCACGCAGTAGGGGACTTCGACTTCCACGCCGCGCTTGACGAGGCAGGTGTAGTCGTTGACGCGGGCAAACACGTCCGCGTTGCGGGAGCCGGGGATGCGGGGGAGCTTGATCTTGACCTTATCCCACGCGCCGGGGGTAGTACTCGTCGAAGGCATAGCTTTTACTCCTTTCTTCGTCGCCATTTTAGTTCGCAAGGTTGGAGGGACCGGTCTTGGAGGAGTGCTCGATGCGGATCATGTACTCCTCGACCAGACGCTCCGCCGTCTTGATCGCCTTCCAGCCGGTGGTCGCGCGCTGGTTCAGGGGGTCGGCAGTACCGGCAGAACCCATCTGCTTGACGATGTGCTGCAGGCCGCCGCCGGTCACGTCGGTGGTCGCATAGGCGTTCGCACCGATGATCATGGTGGCGTAGACGGACGCATTCGACGCGCCGACTTTGCCGTAGCACTTGGCCTCGGTGGACTCGACAAAGCGCACGTTGCCGATCTTGCCGATTTCACCGTTGTAGATGGCAGTCGCATCCATGTACTTGTGGATGCCCTGCCACGCCTCGGAGCGCATCAGGTCGGCAGCCACGTTGGGATGCACGATGGCGACAAAGGAGTCGTCAATGGGCATGGTGTTCATTTCCTTCAGCCGCGCCACGGCCACAAAGATGGTATCCACGGTCAGCAGGCAGTCCGCAGCCACAGTAGCGCGGCTGGTGACGGGAGTGCCGTCCGCCTTGGGCGCGTACATGACGTTGGTGCCTGCGGTGATCACCTCGCGGGTGATGGTGTCCAGCGTGCGTCCGGCCTGACCGCCCAGCAGCTTGGTCGCCTGCTCCATGTTGGGGTCGATGGCGGTCAGATCGAGCACATCGGAAATCTCGATGTAGTCGCCGTACTGCGCCACGGTCGCGGTGATCGCGGTGACTTCCAGCTTGTTGCCGTTGGGGGTCACGCCTTCGGTCAGCGGAGTCAGCGCCTTGGCAAGGGGCGAATATTTGCGGAACTCAATGGTCTTACCGCCGTGAGCGGGGATCGGGTACTTGTCCGCAAACTGGTCGTGGACGAGAGCAGGCTCGGCATAGTCGATCAGCCGCTTCTCATAGTAGGTTTTCATTTCGGGACTCAGATCGTCCAACAGGGTGGTCTGAGTCGCGAAGAACTGCAGGGTCATCAGCTTGATAAGCTCCATCTTTTCTCCTTTCTGTGGGGAGATCAGAACGTGATTCTCTCTCCCCGTCTTACGCGCCGGGCGATCTCGTCGCGGTCGCGCTTGGTCAGCGAATTAACGTCAGATTTGTGGATCATGGCCGTGGCGTTGCCGCCTGCGCCATTCTCCTGCGGCCTCATGCCGCGAGCGCGGATGGTGTCGGCCACGCGCTTTTCGGTCCGCTGCACCGCGTACTGCATCGCGCCGCCGATGATGTCGTCCTTGTGGAGCACCTCATAGGCGGTCTTGACATCGATGCCGTTACGAAGCAGCCCCATAAAGCGCTCGCCGGTCTCCGGGTTGCCGATCTCCTCGCGGAGGTCGAAGTCTCCGTAGATCTGCTTGACCTGCTCGGACTGGTCGATCCACTGCTGGTAGATCATGTCCGCGTGCTGTTGGCGGTCGTGCTCCTCCGCCATGCGCTTAAACTCGGCGTTCTCCCGCTCCATGCGCTTGAACTCCTTGAGCTGTGCCACGGACAGACCTTTCTCATCGGCCTCATCTTCGTAGTAGCTGTCGTCGTCCTGAATCGCCTTGGAGATCGCCTCCACGTCAGAGGGATCGTCCACGCCGTACTTGTCGGCCAGCATCTGCAGGACGGGATCGAGCTGCTGCATCCGCGTCTCCAGCGTCTTGGTCTGCTTAAAGCGGTCGTTGATGATCTGCTGCGTACGTTCGGCAAATTCATCCTTGTACTCGCCCTTAATCAGCGCCTCAAACGCTTTCTTTCGGTCCGGGGGTTCTGCCGCCTTTTCAGGGCGAATGGGGTCGCTCTGTGCCTGCTCCGGCTGTTTGCCGTACTGCACATTTTCCAGCGATTCCGCTGCCGCCGTGCCCTCTGCCGCAGGGGCTCCCGCTCCCGCACCACCGGCTGCACCGCCGCCCGCGCCGCCTCCGGCACCACCACCGCCGCCGCCACCGGCGAAGAACTGCAGACCGAAAATCTCGTGCATCATGTATGCACACCTCCATCATCGTCTATCCGAAGTGTCATCTCGGGTCTTTCCCCGGAGCCCGCCGTCTGTCCGGCTGTCTTTCTTGGGTCTCTCCCCAGCGTCTAACTCAATTATGAAAAAAGCGCGGTGCGGTTTCTCACCACATCGCGCAATTTCTTCTGTTTGCTCACTCCTGCGGGGCATCGATGGCCAGCTGGATGTTGTCGGGGTACTGCTGCGCAATCCCCTCCAGCCCATGCGCCAGCATCGAGATCACCGTCATGATGCTGACCTTCTGCGCGCCCTCGTCGACCTCCGTCTCCAGATGGAGGGAGCCGGGCTGGGGCATATCGCACGCCGTCACCCTGCACATCCCCGCCTCCTCCAGCGTGGACAGCGTCTTGACCGCCGCCATCGCCAGCGCAGAGACTCCCGCGCAGACGATGTCCTTGCCCTCTTCGGCAAATTCCGCATGCCCCTCGATGTCTACCGTGTAACGGGAGCATCCAGCATCCCGTGCAATCAACGCCTTAATCATGTGCCGTCCCTCCTTCACGCGGGCGATGCCGCCGAGGCCGCCCGCGTCCTAGCCTTACCTGCCAAGCTCGTCGTGTCCTCCTTGGTCGCGTTGCCGTATGCGTCCGACGTGGTCTCCTTGCCGTCGCGGTCCGCATTGCCCTGCGCGGATTCGCCTCCGCCCTGACCCCACGAGGCCAGCATGTTGTCCGTGATTGTCGTACCATTCTGCGCGTCGATGATCGCGGCCATCTGCGCCATCTGCTGCTGCATCATCTGCAGCTGCTGGTACATCGTGCCGTTGTTGGCAATCGTCTCGCGCACCTTTTCCTTACCCTGAAACGTCATCATGTCCAACGCCGCCAGCGCCTGATCTGCGAGGTCGGGGCGGAAGAAGCCCATGCCGTACAGCTCCTTGGCGCGCTCGTTTTCGACGACGGTTGAGTACGGCGAGGATTTTTGCGCCGTGACCTTGATGTCGAAGATCGGCACGCGGAAGCCCTCGTTGAGTCCGTACTCCGGCCCCAAGGGTTTCTCGGCGATCTGCCGCCCGGTGAACTGCACAAACTCCATCTGGCCGCGCTCACCGACGATGCGAAAATACCTGCTCTCGGTGTAAAACTGCCGCATCAGGTCGATGACCATGTAGCACACCGCCGCATGCGAACGGTAGGCGGACTTGATCATGTCGCGGGAGAGCTTGCTGCCCGCCTCCTGCAGCGCGGCGATGGCGGAAGCCGCCGTCACGCCGGAGGACGTGCCGCCTTGAGAAAAGTCGCGGTTGCCGCTCGTCTCCTTAAGCTCGTCGATCTTAAGGGAACGTACGTTGAGGTACGCCTCCGAAAGGTTGGGAATCTCAACGGGCATAATGGACTCGTTGGGATCGCCGTTGCCGGAATAATGGACAAAGTCCTTTGTCCAGTCGGCGTATTCCGCCTCGTTGATGTTGCCGTCTCCCTTGACAAAGAACCTCGGCCTGCTACCCATCACCGCGTGCTTGAGAATGACCTGATCCAGCTTGTCGATGTAGATCTGCGCGTCCTTGCACACGTCGATGTAGCCAAATCCCGCGGGTGTGCCCTCCTCGGGGAAGAGCGTGTCGAACACCACCGGGTACTTGCCGTGGTCGTAGTAGCCCTTGGCGGCGTACACGGGATCGTTTTGCGAAGCATACAGCACCGTCTCGCCGGTAAACTTGCAGTAGTGCAGCACCGTGCGCCCGTCCTCGCCTTGAAGTTTGTAGTACCAGTCCACCACGATGCACTTGTCCGTGGTATCGATGTTGTCGTCGTAGACGTACTTGGCCACGTCCAGCGATGCGTAGGTGCTCGGGTCCTTGAGGCCGGGGTACTGCTGCAGCAGCACGTCCCGGTCGATCAGCTCCACGTGAAAGAGGTTGCGGCTCTTTTGTATGTCGGTGATCCCCGGCTGCCAGAACAGGTTGAGCAGATCGAGCGGACGAATGTCCACGTCCCCCAGACCATTCTCCTTGCGCGCGTCCCAAAAGATGCCCATCACGCCCGTGCCCGCCTTGAGCTTATACCACCACATATCGCTGTAGGCCTGCTCATAATCGTTCTGCTCCAGCACCACAGGCAGGATGCTGGAGAGGAGCTTGGCATCGGCCTCGTCGTCACGCTCTCTCGGCAGCACGTTGGGCTCCGGGTAGTTGTCCATCGCATCTGCGTGCTTGTTAGCAATGCAATTAAACAGCCAGCCGGACGCGGGCTCCGGGTCTCCGGGGTTCTTCGCGCCGCGCTTGATCTGCCGCCAGTGCTGGAGCTTCCACCAGTCCTCGTTTTCGACAATTCGCTGCTCGAGCGCGACCTTGCCCTCCTTGTATTTGCGCAGCGTGGCCATGGCCTCCGCGATCTCTTCTCGGCCAATCGGCCCCGGCTGCGCCAATGCAGCTGCCTCCGCCGCCGCACCGGGCAGGTCTACGCCAGCACCTGCAGCGCCTTCGGCGGCGATCGGCGCTGCGGCTGCCATGCCCGCCGTCATCGTCGGGTCGCTCTGCAGCATCGCAATACCTTCTTCCGGCGTAGGCGGCACAACCTGCTGCCCCGCGCCGAGCTGCGGAACGCCTCCGATCTGCTGCTCCTCCATCGGCAGCCCCTGCTGCCCTGCCTCCTGTCTGCGTCTTGCCATCTATATATCCCTCCAAATCCGTCACAAGCGGAAGATGCTGTACTTGTCCTTGACCTCGGTGATGTCCTTGTCCCTGTCGAGCGGGTCGTACTGCGGCGCAATCGGCTCTGTTACCACGCGCGGGGGCAGCGGTGAGAGCATGCAGAAGTATCTGACCTCGTCCGCGACGTGATCCTCCTGCGTGGTGTCCAAGTCCTCCGGCTTGGTCTCCGAGTAGGACAGCAGCGGGATCGTGCGGCGGAAGGCCTTGCAGCCTTCAAATACATACATCATCGCCTTGCCGCCCTCGTCAAACGCCAGCCGGTAATGCACCTGCATCCAGCCGGGAATGCGTGCGTTGTCCCCCGGCTCAAAATACACGCCGTGCTTGGCGGCAACATCCGCCACGCTCACACCCCGCGAAGAGTCCCAGATGGAGGGGTCTGCAACGCCGTCCACCTTGCAGCCTCTCAGGTACGGGTGCTCCCGCTCGATGCGCCGAATCTCATCAAATATCTTGTCAGGGGTCCACTTAACGCCCTCGTTGGGAGTCTCCGTGCAGCCGTACAGCTCCAAGATGCGGTACATCACACCATCCTCATCCACCGCCCACCAGCCCACCGAAAACGGCTTGGCGTAGCCAAAGTCAAAGCTCCGATACCGCCGCCAGTGTTTGGGCGGCACGAATGCCTTGACGATGTGGGTGTGCTGCTCCTCTCCGATCTCCGCGCCGTCGCCGGGATCGATGAAGTCCTCGAAAAACTGCCCCTCGAATACATCCCATCGCCCATACAGCCACGCCTCGCGCAGCTTGGGCGGAAGAGCCTCCAGCTGCTTGATGTAGTCCGGCTGGGAGGCCATCAACGCCGCGTTGTCCGTCACAAGCGCCTGAATAAATGTGTAATCCTCCGGGTCCTCGCCCGGCTGATACTTGCGGTCGATAAAAATGCGCTTGAAGTAGGCGTGCCCCTGTCCGCCGGGGTTGCAGGTGTAGTACATCCGCTTGGGGTAGTTGTTCACGCCGCGCAAACACGCGGCAATGACCTCGACCTGATGCTGGGACAGCTGCGTCGCCTCGTCTAAAAAAATCACGTCGTACTCCACGCCCTGCAAGCGGTCAAGGTCCTGATCCCGCGCGCAGTAGCTAAAGTTGATGGAGGAGCCATTCGCAAATTTGAGCCGTTTGTCCTTGTCATTATAGACCGCGATGCCCAGCAGATCCTGCCGAAGGGTCAGGATGTGGTTGTTGATCAGCTCCGGGTACGTCCGGCGCACGATCAGGATACGGATGCCGGGGTAGCGCAGCGCCAGCAGCTTGGCCTTGGTGCGCACTGCCCAGCTCTTTCCGCCGCCGCGCGCGCCGCCATAGCCGACGTGCTTGGTGTGGGCGGTCAGAAACAGCCGCTGCCGCTCGGACGGCGGCTGAAGATGCATCTCTATCATGAGCTGTACTCCTCCAGCGCGGGATCATCCATCACAACGCGGATCTCCGCCGCATCATCCTTGTGAGCGGCCTCGTCCGCCTTGCGCTGATCGAGCTTGAGACGCTCAGCTGCCAGATCCATCGCCGACTGCTGGGGCAGCGTGGGAATACCGTAGAGGTCACGCACCACCGCAGCCAAATCGCGCATCGCGCCAGTCAGGTCTTTGACGGCCTTGGTGTCTAGCTTGCCGTACTCCTTTTCGATCTCATCCGAATCAAATCCTCGTTTTTGGGTTACAATATACCGATAAAATTGCGTCGCGTCCTGAAAACACGCCTCCACCACATCCACCATCTGGTCAGCGGCGTGCTGGAGCTTGATCAGACTCTGCGCGCGGCTCCTCCCTGCTGCCTTGCTGGCTTGCTGCAACATCTCTTGAGCCAGCTCTGTGCGATACTGTTCGCGGGCGGCCACCCAGCCGTCCGCAGCCGACCTCCTGCGCACTGTATAGGGAGAGAGATGATACTTGGCAGCGATCTGGCGCAGACTGATGTCCTGCGTCGCATACTCGCCCTTGAGCAGATCCCAATCCACCTGCTGCTCCGTCACAATATCACCTCCTGCCTCCATCATGCCAAAAAAAAAAATGAAAATCTCACCACTTTTTTTCAAAAAGGTGTTGATATACCACTCATTTGGTGGTATAATGTAATCAAGGTAAGGGAGAGAGGAAAAGAAAAAATCCCGAGCCATCAAATAGCAACCACCACACACACCACCAACAAGTCAAGGAGGACAAAAAAATGTTCAAAATCAACCGCATCCCCATGATCAACAACTCCACCATCCGCTCCATCACCAACCACGCCGCCGACGGCGAGACCGATTTCCGCATCGGCGCGTACCGCTACCAGGTCAAGGCTGACGGCAGCGTCATCCGCTGCGAGCAGGCTGCCGGACGCACCGCCACCAGCGACTGGGAAAAGGTTGCGGAGTGGTACCACAACACCGGGTTCCGCGCCGTCGACATCAGCGACACATTCCCGGCGATGACCGTCGAGGAGCTGGATGCGAGTCCTGACTACTATCTGCATCACACCGCCAGCTACCGTGGTTACGTCTCCCGCGTCAACGGCCCCATCGTTGAGCCGTATCGCGGAAAATTCGGCGAAGGTTACGTCGTGCGCTCTCCCCGTTGGGACACCACCACCTACGCCTACATCACCTACTACATCAAGTGTGACTAAGGAGGACAACAGCATGATCACCTACAACGACTTCCGCAGCATCTGGTTCTCGGCTCAGGAGTACGCTCCCGAGCAGCACGACCTGTACATCGCCGAGCGCGGCTGGCAGGGCTGGATGGATGAATTCGGGGAGGATGACACCTCCTCCATCATCCGCGTGCTGGACGCGATCTACACCATGTCGCACGGCGGCATCGCCGCGATCCGCAGCATCACCGGGATGTCCCAGGTCAACTTTTCAGCCGCCTACGGCATCCCGCGCCGGAGCGTGGAGAACTGGGAGCGTGACAGCTCGGAGACTCGTGAGGCCCGTGAGGCCCCGAGCTACACCCAGATGCTGCTGGGATACGCTGTCCTGACCGACCAGCTCGCACGGATCACCGCCGCGCGATCCGAAGAGTAACACACACCACCAACAAATCAAGGAGGACAAAAAAATGGAAAAAATCACTAGGACCAAGATGACGCAGGCCGAGTTTGACGCGCTGAAGCGCAATGGGATAGGCCAGCTGGTCGTCCCGGACGGCACTGACTGCACGGAGATCGACTTTCACGGCACACACATGGTGGCCTTCGGCCGTCTTTGTGAGCTGGGCGACGGGGCGAATCTGGGCGACAGATGCCAGCTGGGCAGCTACTGCAAGCTGGGGAATGAGTGCGTGATCGGAAACGGCTGCCAGCTTGGCTACCGCTGTGAGCTCGGCGAAGGATGCAAGCTCGGAAGCTACTGCACCCTGCTCCCAGAGTGCAAGATCGGCGACTGCTGTGAGTTTGGAGACGGATGCTCGATGAGCCGCGAGTGCGAGTTTGGCGATGCCTGCGAATTTGGTGACCACTGCGAGTTCGGCGAGCGCTGCGTGTTGGGCGACAGGTGCGTGCTGGGGGATGAGTGCAAGCTGGGAGACTGGTGCAGCCTCGGTCGTGCGTGCGAACTCGGTGACGGGTGCGTGCTGGGTCTTGAGTGCGAGCTGGGCAACGATTGCAAGCTGGGAGATCGATGCGAGCTGGGCTGCGGTTGTGAGCTAGGCTGCAGTTGCGATCTCGGCGATGGTTGCAGTCTCTGTGACCGCTGCACGCTCGATGACTGGTGTACGCTTGGTGCCGACTGCACAATCGGCACAGGCTGCACGCTGGGCGGCGAATACCTCCAGCCAACGGAGGTGCCGAATGCCTGAGATCAGAGCCAACGTTATTTGCCGAGAGTGCGGGACCCCAATCCCGCACCCTACTCGGTATCAAAAACTTTGCGACGAGTGCCAGCAAAAAGCAATCCACAAGGGCAAAAAAGTTGAACGCATTTGCACCGAGTGCGGTCGGAAATTTATCGGCGGGCCCAGTGCCAAGAGATGCCCGGACTGCAAGCGTGAGCGCGACCTAGAGAGAGCGCGGCTGCACCAGCAAGCCAAGGCTGCGGGGCACGCGCGGGAGCTTGGAAGGACGTATATCTGTGAGGCGTGCGGAAAACCTTACGTCCTCAACAGTGGGATGCAAAAATATTGCCCGGACTGCATGGAGGAGCAACGCAAAAAAGAT